CAGGCGCCCTTGCTCTTGCCGTCCAGCGTGATCGTGTCGGCGAAGCCGAACTCCATCTTCTCGAAGTGCATGTCGTCGCCGGCTTCGAATGTCCGGATCCCGATCCCGGCCTGCACTGGCTTGTTGGCCTGGCTGTACCAGAACGGGTAGGTGTAGATCTTGCCGGATCCGGCGCCGTCCGCCACGCCCGTCCCTACTTTCTTGGCACCCAGCTCGAACAGGTACGGTCCCTGCTCGAAATTCTCCTCGATCGGGGCTAGCGCCAGGCTCGCTCCCAGGAAGGGGATGTACACCCGGTCCGCTCCCGGCCCGATCCCGATATCCTCCTTCGGGTAAACGATCTGGCGGTTATCCGTCAGGACACCCGGTCCGCGCCACACTGCTGTGGCCGGCACAATCGTCCCCGGTGTTACCTCCAGCCCCATCTGGATCTTCCGCATGGCCTTCGAGCCTGAGTTGGTATTGATGTTGACTGGCATGGCTTATCTCCTTCGACCGGGGCGGCTTCTAGCCGCCACCGGACACTTCGGCGACATGAGTCGCCGAAGCATCTGCTACATCGGCAACCTGTGTCGCCGATGCAACTTTCTTCCCGGCCTTGACCGGTTTGGCATACAACCCGCTGGCCAGCAGCAGCTGCTCGCCGCCGGCCGCCTCCACTTCCTCGTCACTCAGATCCCGCGCCGGGATCCCCACGATCGCACTTCCATCACCGATATAGCTCAACATGTTTTTCTCCTTCTGCCCGAGGCAGCTTCAAGCTGCCAACTTGTCCCGCGCTCTTTGCGGGATCGGGCGTATCCGCGACATGAGTCGCCGATGCTTATCCGCTCAGCGGGAGCGAGACATTCTCCAGAACTTCCCAGGTGACCAGCATTGCATAATGCAGCGGTCCTTGTCCTAACGTTACCGGCGAAATGTGCATCGCCTTCGTATTTTCCGGTAGCTCAAAATACTGCACCTTGCCGCCCAGGCTGCGGTTGGCAGTCATCATCTGCAGCACCCGGGTGTAGAATTTTTCCACGCCTGGCAGCAGCGCCGGGTCGACGGTCGGGGTAATGTGTATCTCGGTCGTACCGGACCATAGCAGGGATCCGATCGCTCCGGCAACGTAGATCGGCTCCATCTCTGGCACGTAGGTGATCGCGCACGGATAGACGCTCAATGCAGACGGGATCTCGCCTTTCTCGAAGGTGCGGTAGCTGGTCAGCTGGTTGTTACCGTCCGTGTTCAGCGTCCCGAAAGCCTTGCACACCAGGTCGATCCAGTTCTCAAGCATTGTTGACCGCCAGATCCCCAAGCACGTCGTCCGCTGCCTGGCTGAAGATGCTCTCTACCGCCTCCTCGTTGCTGTCGAAGGCATTCGAAAGCAGGAATCTCCCGGCGAAGCCCGGATGCGTGTGCATGGTCTTCCACTGCCCATTCACTCCCACGTGTACGCCGGTCGGCGTAAATCCGTTCTCCTGCATGTACCGGAACATGGCTGCTCCGCGTGCGTTACGAATGGTGGATTTGGGCGTCAGGTCATGTGGCCTGGCCCCATATTCGACAAAGTTCATCCAGAAAGCCGTTGGCTTGCCCTTCCAGCCCACGTAGCCGGTCAGGTTGATTCCGCTCCCCAGCACGTGCGTGCCGAAGTACGCCCGCGCCGTGCCTGTCAATGTTGGGATGTTCGGCTCGACTGCATCCGATAGCAGGCTGACCGACTGCGTCATCGCCGGCCGCATGTGCTGCTGCAGCAGGTCGTCCATCCCCTCCAGCTTCTGGATCTGGGTCTGCAGGTCGTCTGATAAAACAACTTCCTTATCGCTCATGGATTCCTATTTCCACTGGTAATTCTCCTGCGCCTGCTCCAGCTGCGCCTTATTGACCACGTCGTTGTAAAAGACCTGGCCCAACTGTGCGTCGCCGGTCCGCCCGGCGTACTGGCTGTCCGCCAGTTTCTTGGCCAGCGCCGCACAAGCCTTGGCCAGCAACCCGATATCCGCCGGTGGCACGTAGCGGAAGATCTCCACTCCGTTCAGGTGGTCGGCTGGCGTGGTGCCGTTCACGCCCCGGCTCACCGTAAAAGTGCGGTACACGTCCACGTTCGCTGCGGCCAGGTGCGCGGCAGCCTTGGTCTTGTTCCAGTTCCGGTACACGCTCCACTGCGTCGTGTTGATATCCACGATCTTCATTTTCTCGAAATCCACCCTGATCATCTCTCCCACGTTTGCCGCTGCCACGTTTGCCGGTGTCAACACATCGTCCGCCACACCCATCGCCTGGCTCAGCGTCGTGACTCCCGCCGTGGGTGCGCCGGTGGCAGTGATCAGCTCCTGCTCCAAACTGTCCAGGAACAGCACCATCCCCGCGCTGAGCTTCGAACCGTCTGCCACCAGTAGGGTTTTATCTGCCGCGGCCTGCTTGGTGGTGTTTTGGACCGTGACCCCCGTGTCGATAATCTCCTCCGACAGCCCCCACAGCCCCGGCACCACCACCCCGTCCTTGAACTCCAGCCACACCGCCATGTGCGGCGCCAGCGGCGCCGTCTCGAAGCAGGTGTAGGGTCCGTTCGGCCACATCCGGTCGCACGGCGTTGGCAGGTAATCCGCCGAGGTCAGTGCGGTCGTCCAGTTCATGATCGTCCCGGTGATCTCCAGCAGCGGCGTGGTCAGCTTCAGCATGCGCTCGCCGCTCCCGTCGAAATGCTTGATCTCGGCATACGGGATGAACGGCGCGTGGAAAGCCTCTTCGATCAGCCTCGAGGCCTCCCGGATGTGCCCCATCCAGGCCGCCTCGTCCCCGCCCGTCGTTGGGCTCAAGTCCGCCACCATGTCAGCAAACGTGCAGTACAGTCTATCCATTCGTTTTCCTTACCGTAGGGCTGGCCGAGGCGGCTTCGAGCCGCCATCGGACGTTAGGCGCCATGAGGCGCCGGGCGCACGGTGCGCGCCCTGTCGTTGCGTTAGAAACAGGAGCGGCGGCGATCCATGCTCAGGGCAAATTGTGTCGCTCTTATCAATGTCTGACCGCTCCCGTCGGCACGCCTTAAGGAAGGGAAAGGCGTAATCCGTCATGCCATGTAATACAGGTCCAGCAGCTTGGTGCCGTTATAGGTGCCTGCCGGCGTGTACAGATTTTTCTCGATGTAGGTCCCATCCACTGCCAGGCTTCCGCCCGAGTCGGCCGTCCCGTTGAACAGCGCCAGCAGCAGCGCCGCCGGATAGCTCACGATGTGCGGCAGGCCCACCAGGGTGGCCACGCCCACGCTGACCGTGTCGTACGCCACGCCCGGCGTGGTGTTGGTCGAAGTGGGTTCTGATGTCAGGCCGGTGCACGTGCCGTTGGCCGTGCTGATGTTGAGCGTGGCGTCGTTCGCAGCCGCGACCAGGGCAGTCAGTACCACGTTGGCGCCCGCTCCCCCGACCGAGAACATGGCGTTTACCGACGTATCGGCTGCCAGCGCCGTTATGATCTTGCCGGCCACCACCGTAGCCGAATCGCCGTTGGTCACTGCTACGTTGATTGTCTTCGGGCTGCCACTCATCCCGGCTGCCGTCACGATCACAGTCGCGTTACCGGTGAGGGTCACCGATCCCACTACCGTGGCGGTGTTCACCTGGGCGGTGTGTGCGTGCGTTTCCACCGGAACGTCGACCTCCACCACGGTTTTGAAAGCCTTGACGCCGGCCACCGCGCTGGCTCCCGATAAGGCGATCGTGTCGCTGATCAGCTCGTCCTGGATGTTGGTCCCGATCACCGTCACGTTGCCGGCAATGCCCGACACGCTGCCTTTGACCGATGCCACGCGCGGCACGTCCGGGGCGCTGAATCCGCTCAGGATCTTCTGCGTGGCCACGTTCAGGTTGGCGGCCGCATGCACCGCCGTCGCGCTGGCCACCACCGGGGCAATCTGGTAGTGCCGCAGGTGCAAATTCTCCAGTATTCCCACCGCGCTGGGCGGCAGATCCAGCTCGTTCAGCCGCGCTGCCGGCACCGTCACCAGCGCGCCATCCAGCGTCAGCGCTCCTGCGGTGATCAAGGCCACGGGGTTGGGCATCCAGCCCAGTAAAGCGTGGGCAGCCACATTGCCCGGGTTCACGTAGATGGTCACACCGTTCTTGGTTAGTCTCGTCTTTGCCATAATTTACCGTTCCTTTGTCTTCCTGGTGGATCCCGTAGGGGCGCTCCTCGAGGCGTCGCCCGAGCCGGCGTTCGCGTAGCATCCCCATCAGGGGACAAGCCGGCCGACGATCAGTCTTTCTTCGGCGCTGGCGCGGCCACTGCGGCCGGTTTCCGTACCGTCCGCTTCGGCGCCGTCTCGGCCTTGACGATCTTCTCGGCCGTCTCCACGGCTTGCTTGAGATAGCCCTGGTCGATCACCGTCCAATGGGCCTTGATGTGCGCAGCGACCGTGTCCGGATGGACCAGGAGCTGCTCGCCATCCTTGAACATCTTGACCAGCTCGGCCTTTACGGGTTTCCCCTCGGCCTTCAACTGCATCACCCCTGCCTGGGCCATCTTCACCAGGTCTTCCGGGTGCAGCAGCTTCCAGCCCGCTTGCCGGTGCGCATCCACTGTCGCCGGGTGCACTTCGATCACTTCCTCCGGGTCCTCCGGATTGACCATCTCGAAAAACCCTGCTTTGGTTGTCATACTTCCTTCTTTCTTTTTTCCCTCTCCTGAGTTTTGCTCAGGAGAGGGGTAAGGGGTGAGGTTCTTTCCTGCTTACTGATCACTAATCACTGATCACTAGCTGAGCAGAATGGCGATATTGTTCTGCTTGACTGCCGCGACGCCCCACAGGATCGCCACGTCATAGGCGACCCGGCGGTACTGCTTGTACATGGCGATCTGGAAGGCCAGATTGGAGAGCGGGTCTTGGACCACGATCACGTCGTCGGCCGCGTCGCCCATGGGCGGCATGGCCGGCGTGCGTGCAGCCAGCAGCAAGGCGTTCCGGTCAAACGCGCACAGCGGGGTGAAGTTGTTGCCGATCGTCATGGCGTTCGAGGTGGCGATCGTAACCAGCGCACCGGGCAGTCCAAGGGTGATTGTGCCGGGGGCGGCCACGCCCACATTGACCACGTACTTGTTGACCGCATCGGCGGCGAAGGTCACCACGTCGCCGGCCAGCACGGTACCGGAACCGGTCTGCAGCACGATCGCTGCCACGCCCGGGGCGGTCGAGCCGTTGGTCACGTAGGACGTTCCCGTTCCTTTCGTGATCGCTGTCACCTGGCCGGACTCGTGCAGGCTGAAGCCTTCCACCTGCCCAAGGGCGCCCTGGCGCAGCATTGCATCCGTGCCGGATTCGTTGACCTTCAGGAGCAGCGACTGCGTGCCGCGCAGTTTCGCTGCGGCAGCCGTGCTGAGCACCAGGTGCATATCGCTCATCGGAGCGCCGTTATCCGCCAGGATCTTGCGGGTCTGGGCCACGTCGGTGAAGTCACCAACGGTTGCGAAGGGCAGGGTTCCCGCCGTGCCGTAGGCACGCGAGGCTCCCTGGTAGGCGGCGACGACCAGCGCCGCTTCGATTTCGTTAACTAGCGAGCGGAAGGCCTGGTAGAACTGGTTCTGGACGATCGTTTGATCGTTCCCACCGTTCTTTAGGCCGAGCAGCTCTTCGCCCGTCAGATAGAACGGGTAATCGCGCATGTGGCTGAGGGTCATGGTCGGAGCGGCGACAGTCATGTCGGACGGCGAAGGACCATAGGCAGCCGGAGTCAGGGTCCCGACCGCGCCTTGCCCGACGACCGGCCAGCTGATCGTTTCGCCCAGGGCCGCTTGATCGGTCTTCGCGTTGCGGGATACCGCCGGGATGTACCCGACCAGCTCACGGGTGATCTGGTCCAGGGCGGCGTAGATGGTGGGGTATAGCCCATTAAATGTGTTTGCCATTTTTCACTCTCCAATAGATATTCTTATTTGATCTGTCAGGCTTATGCAGTCGCTCCAGCTTAGGCAGCCGGATCTTCGACGACTTCGCCACCGTTCCGGATGAAAGCCGCCTTTTCGACGGTTCCAAGCTCTTCGAACTTGGACCGCTGCATGTGCTTTTCATCCTGTTTGGGGGTCACGGGCTTCCCGTCCGGTTTGACTGGCTTGCGCCCGGCTATCTCGATCAGCTCGTGCTCGTGCGCTTCCAGCGCTTCCCGTTCCTCGATGGTCTTGGCCAGTTTCCCGACCTCGCCACCGTCCGGGCCCTTGGCGCCCTTGCCGTCCTTGCCCATCAGGGCTTCGAACTTGCTGCGCTCTTCGGGTGTGAAGTCACGCGCTTCCTGGTCGATCAGGTCGACCAGGGTGCGTACCTCGGCGATCTTTGCCGCCCGCTGTTGACGTAATTCGATCGTATTCATGCCTTTTTCTCCTTCGACCGAGGCGGCCTCAAGCCGCCATCGGGCATGTCGGCGACCTGAGTCGCCGACGTTGGTTAGAACAGATCCGCCAGATCCACGTAGTGCCGGTAGGTCGCCCGGCGCGCCCGCGCCAGCGACTGCGCCACTGCATCCGCCGCATCCCCGCCGCCTGGCAGGAGCTCCGGTTGCTCTGACGAAAGTTCGAGTAGTTTCGAGCGTACTCCTACGCTCGTCTGGGGGAACGCCCCCCATGTCACCGGGCTGACGTCGATCAGCTCGGAAAACACCAAGATTGTCCGCAGCGGCAGGATGTTCATATCCGCCGGATGTTCCCACTGGTCCGACTGCACGTTGAAGGCAAAGCTGCTCTGGTTCACGTCCCCCCTCTTGATCTTGGCATACATCGCCATCGCTTCCGGGTCCTCCGGGTTGGCGTCGATGGAGTAGTGCAGCCCGTCTGCCTGGTCGCTCAGCCGCAGAGTCTTGTTCGTGGTGCGTCCCAGCACGATGTCCCAGTTATGGTTCGGCGCCGCGATCACGTCCGGGTTGGTTGCCAGCAACTGTGTGAACGATCCCGGTTTGATGATCTCCCGGAAATACCCGCCGATCACGCTTTCCTGGTTGTACACCGTCGCCACCCCCTCGATCACCGGGTGGTCGTCCAGCAGCCCCGCCCGCAGCTGCACTTTCACCGAGCGGGTTTCGTAGGCTGGGTTGATCTCCAGGCTCTTCAGCTCTGCCGGCGTCTCGCCGGCATCCTTCAGGTGGGCAGCCGCATGGTTGTACACTCCCTGGCGGTCCTTGTCCGGGATGTCCACGCCGCCCATCCCGCCGTTCAAGATCCCGATGATCGACTGGCAGGCCTTCACGTTGGCCGCCCCGATCTTGCCATCCGCTGCTGCCACCATGTGATGCGGCATCTTATAGGCCGCTTTGGTCGTCGCGTCCTTGTCTGGATCCTGCCAGGCGAACTCGCCGCGATAATAGGCCTCGTCGCCGTCCGCCTTCAAATTCTTCGTGTTCGCGCCGCCGTCCCAGGCGCCGTCCGTCGTTGCTGTGTGATGAACTGCTATTGCACTCATTCTCGCTCCTTCACAGTTAGTTCCACGCTGCCAGCATGCACTCGCAGCCATCATGCGCCGGCGGGTGTCCCACGTTCCCGGATGGCTTCAACGGGCTGCTGGTCCCGGCCGGCTGGTAATCCTCGCCCGCGTTCAAAAAGTTCTTGGTCACTGAGACCACCTGGCCGTCCAATCCTGCACAGTAATTGCACGCATTGGCATCCGTTACCACCCACACCACCTCGCTAAATCCCGCCGCGACGAATACCGCCTTTGCAACCGCGTTACCTTCCCGCACCGATTCCCGCCCGGCGATCTCGTCCGACCTGGTCTCTTCCCAGTCCGCCAGGTCCCCGTTCAGCACTTCCAGTGGATCTGCCCCGCTGGCGTTCGCCTCGTCGATGGCACGTTGGACCATCTTGCGCACTTCCGCTTCGGAGATCCCGCAATGCCGTACTGCGTAGCTGTCCAGATACGCCTGCAC